TGGGAAGTAAGGAATTCTTTTATTGCTTCCTGTTTTGCCTGACCTTTCAAATCTCCAAAGGCGGATTTGAGCTCGTTTAAGATTGCACGCTTTTCCTCAGTGTCATTACCGACAAGTTTGGTAAGGGCATTTACAATCTTCTCGTCTCCTCCATCTGAAACTTCCTTAACGAAAGTCTCTTGTGCACTTGGTTTAAAATCTTTGAGACGCTTTTCAACGGTTCTTTCGATATATCGCTGAATCTTTTCGTCTTTTGCGAACGGTACAGGCTTAACGTCTGTAGTTACGACTGTTTCCTCTTTTGTGTCTTCTGGGAAAATATCGTCATTATCCTGCGGAGTGAATGGATCGCTTGATCCGTTATCCAATCCTGCAAGGAAGTCATCTTCTGTTTCATTTAGCATAATTATTTGAGCGTAATTGTTTCAGGCACAATCACGAAAGCCATTATGTTAATTTGATTTACTTGGGTCTTTTCTTTAGAGACTTAGACCGCAAAACAAGTCATTTTTACTACTTATTCATCGTCTCGTGGTCTTCCTTGTAGGCTTCTTTGCAAGTTGCACAATTTTTCTTTCCGTGCTTTTTGCAACCTTTGTCCACTGGTCCTTTCTTTTCTTCTTTCTCCATACGGAGAGCTTCTGATTTCATTGACTTTTTCATGTTATTTTCGTAGTGCGTTAGATTTTGTTGATAATTTCTTCTCATGCTTGGCTTCGACCCGTTTTCCCTTAGCGGTTTCCCGATTGCCTTTCACAAGTCCCAGTTTGTTCATCGTTCCGTAAATTGCATGATCATTGTTTCTGTACTCTTTCTTGAGTTTTCGCTCTATAAATTCTGGCATATCAGTACTTCTTCCGCATGTCATTCATAATGTGTCGGCGTTCTGATTTCATTTGGGCGGTCTTTGGAATTTTTCGAACTGTCTTCATTTCTTCGTAATTCTTCTTTCTAAGTGCTTCTGATCGTGGTGTCTTCATATTTGTGGCTGGCTATGTCCTGGTAATGGAGCTTGAGCAAGTGAACTAGGAGCAGGAGGTGCTCCCGTTGTTGGAGGCGCTTGTCCCTGTTCGGGTGGTGCGTTTCCCTGAAGCGGCTGTCCCTGCTGTCCTCCTTGGCCTGGCTGTGGAGTTAAATACTGTTGCATGTATGCTTGAGGGTTTAACTTGTAGAGCATCAAACGAGTAGCAGAATCCTGAGGATCTGAATCATCTATTGCTTCAAAGAATCCAAGTGGATCAAGCCAACCTGCTTCCGCGAGTTGAGTCGCGAGATTAGTTTCTGTAACTTCGTCCTTAGGCTTCATTGAGTTTGGAGAAACTGACACAACAAACCGGCGTGCTTGATCCTGCATTTCAAGAGATACATATGAGACGGCCGCACCATTTCCCATGATTGAGGCGTAGTGTGCTTCGTCATAAAAGACGTAATAAAGCTGAGTAAGATAATTGAAAGCCGCACGTGCAACACGTTCAATGCTGTCTCCGATTCCTCCACCGATACGTGAAGCATCACGGTTTGAATCAATAACCATTCCATGAGCTGTCTGATCCGTATCAGGTGCTGTTGCTGTTACACCTTGGGTGCCGTAAATACTGCGGAGGGTGTTCTTATTGTTCTCCTGAGCTTCCATAAGGCCGTCAGGGAGAGAGTTTGCAGGAATGCGCTTGACTGCATCCATGTTTCCGTTAGGGACAAGGATCGGATCACCATCTTCGACCGCCTGAGCAGCCTGATGTGCAGTCTCTTGATTGAACGAAAGGCCAGAAACAATTAATGAGTTATTACCCTGTCGAGCATTCTTATCAATTTGTTCATCGCGGGCATTGATCTGATTCTGGTTTGAAATGTTCTGCTCGATCAGATTCGTTATGTCGTAAGGTTCTTCTTGCAATGAAAAGACTGAAAGGAAAACATATGGCTTCATTGGATAAGCAAAATGGTTATGTCCCGGTACTTCTTCGTCTTCAGCGCCCTCTACAATCGTTGGGTTCTTTGTTGGGTAGTTGAAAAACTCATTCTTATGGGCATCAAGAACGACATCATAGAAAGTTGAGAAGCACATCTCATCGTCCCACCATTCCGTATAAGTACACATTGTTCCCAGTTTTCCCGTTACTTTTGCAGTAATGTATGTCTTGTGTGTTGGGAAAAGTTCGATAAGCCTCTTGGCCGTTACTTCGATAGGATCACCAATCCAACCTACAAAGTGTCCAAATTCATCTACATAGCCATTAGGATCAAGTTTAAGGTTTTTAGGATTCTTAACCTCCATTTTTACGTCATTTGTCTCTGAATCCCAACCGAATTTGAGAGAAGCAAGGAAATATACTGACCAGTGCCAGACCATTACGGAGAGCTTTTCGCGCATTCCAAGCTGTTCGGCATGGAATTGGAGCATTGTTTTAAGGTCTGAAGATGCCTGTTTGCCTGGTGGAGTATTATCCGACCAAACGACGGGTTCAGGGTTCTTAGCGAGTGCCGCAGGGACGAATGTAGCCGTTGCTTCAAAGAGCAAATTGGAAGAAACAGGAACAGATGTACCGTTAATCTTTCTAGCATTAGGCATCTGCATGCCTGTGAGATAGGTTTTGTTGTTCTTTTGGCGGGGCTTTATCTTAGGAAAATAGCCTTGATGTTCAGATTCTCTCTGATCGCGCAGTTGCAGGAGTTCCTCGTCAGTGAGTTCCACTGAAAGATAATCCTGTTCCTCTCCTGAAACTCCCTCTTCACTAGAACCACCATTAAGAATCTTATTGGTCTTTGATCCTACAAGATTATCTACAGCATCAATGTTTAATTGGAAATTATCTGCCATTTTTGTGTATAGAAACGCAAAAATGGCGATACCCCGCGAGGGATACCGCCATTCATGTGGTTAGGTTCTAGTTGGTACTAGTAACTTAACTATATTCTTATTACAAAATAATACAAGACTGGGGATAACTATATTTACTTCCTATAGTGACTAGTAAATGCTGTATGCTTAATAACTCCATTATCATCAATATCTAAGGTTATAGACATGTTTTTAAGACTGCTGATATTTAACATATCCATATAGCCTATCAAATAGCCTAGAACTTCGTAGTGCTTCTCTACGTCACGCAGTAGTGCTGCTTGGACTGTGGTAAGTTCGATTGTGATTAAGTCTTGGGGCATTAAAAGTCTTCATTTACAGATCCGTTACTATTAAAAGAACCAAAACGTCTTAAATTGCTTGCTGCCCTGATTGTTCCGTCTGTGTTTGATCCGGTAGCGACACCAGAGAGGAAATTATCTTTTTTAATGATTTGAGCAAGGGGTTGGGCATATTTATCCATGCCTACAAGGCAGTACAAGAGCGTATGACAGTAGTGATCTGGTCCATTGCGCTTCCATATCAGTTCAACGCCATAGTTCGTCGCTACGTCCTTTCCAGGGCTATTCTTAGCTACTTTAATCTCTCGGTAGACGTTATCAAACTGTTCTGCCCATTCCTGCCAATCTTCTTTGCTTCCATTAAATCGGATTCTATTTAAATCCCTCAACTGTTCAACCATAAGTTGAAACATCGCATTACGATCGACTCTGACAGTTCCAAACTCTTCTTCTTCACCCCATGATATGACTTCTTTGCTCTTACGGTCTTTTCGGTAATACACGAGGAAAACTCTTCCCGGGTATTCCTGTTGAAGTATTCTAAGCGGACTTAGTTCTCCTCCTTGGTCGGCAATGACAATAGACCGATCCCATTTATTCAAAAGCTCTCGAATTCTGTTCTTAGGATCGTAATCCTTTGATGTTCCCAATTCACCTACATTTTTAAGCCGTTCATGGTAAAAAACTCCTTCAGTATTCATGCATGTCAGATACCATGGCATGCCCGTGTCTACTCCGATAATAATGCGTGGACTTTGAGCATTGATTACTGGGGATACATTTTTAAGGACAACTTCTGAACTGATCTTGTTCTCGCTTCCTACGTATGGAAGACCAAGGACATAGTTATAAAAATACTGTTCATCCTTAAGTGGATCATTCTTCTTGGCAATTATGTTTTTAGGGCTTATCCATACGCACATAAGTTGTGAAATGTGATAGCCTGAAAATTCCTTTATTTGAAATCCGTCTGGGGTTACAGTAAGTCCAGGAAACTTGTCTTTGCCCGTCAATGGGTCATATCTGCACACTCCGTCCGTAGCCATCCATTCTCCTTTCTTAATGTCAGATTCCGAAAGCTCTCCTTTACATAGTCTGCATATCCAAACCATTCTAACAATATCAATGCTGTCTTCCCATTTGTATTCTTGGCTTGCAAGGCATATATCTTTATGGCAATGTGGGCAAGCAATAAACCATTCTTTCTTATCACTCTGCTGCCAATAAATATCAACCCCGAACCCTGATAGGCTGGGGTGCGAGAAATACCATGTGCGCGTTTCAGAGTTAGCCTGTTGACGGTTTTCGTATTGAGTAATGACTGATTGATCCGAAGCGTCGATCTCGTCGTGCACATTGAGATTTGAAGATACCATCATGGCTTTCTTATTGCTGAATGTTCCTCGGTAATGAATGATATTGTCTCCTACTGATTTCTGTTCAACACTGTCGTGATCCTTGGTCCATTCTTGTAACACAGGATTTTGCGCAATGATACGGTTTACTTTAGAACCCGCCATATCATTACGATCCGTATCTGTGGGGAGAGTATAAATTATGTCCCACTTCTTCTTGCGAGCACAATATAGCGTCTTAACGATCTGGCTTTCGCTTGCTCCTATCTGAGGTGGCTTTAACCATGCCTGGTTAGGACTCATATCGTTAATAGGATCACGCATGAAAGCATGATTATCAAACTCCATAGGAAGTCCCTGTGAAGTCTTAATCTTGTATTTCTGCATCCACAGCGTTGGAATCAACTCCATTGCCTGCGATACTTGCTCTGGTGTTACTTCGGGTAATTTCATTTAGTTTTGTCGCAATAGCTTCAAGTTCAGGGGTTGCAAGAGATATGCTTTCTCCGTTTGTCGTTATATCGCTCTTGTTTTCAGGATTTCCTTCTGCCATTTTCCAAATTATTTCTTTAGGCAGTCCTTTAAGATATTCTTGACGTTCCTCATCATCCATTGAAGCAAGCATTTCCCTTGTGTACTCTTTCAAAGATTTGCCTTTAGGACGACCACCAGGATTGCCTGATTGTCCTTTTTTGAACAACCATGGTTTATCTGATGCATTACTGTTATCAGTTTCTTCTGGCATTTACTTTAAATTAAATATCTTAAGCATTTCCTCATTCTTTTCCTTTCCATCCTCTGTCCCGTCATTCAGCGGCCCTGCATCAAGGAAGAATTCATACGCACCGTCTTTAAAACAGAGGTCTACTGACTGCATCTTATCTGTCATGCCTATGTGATAGCGGATTTCCTTAGTCTTTAGGATTCGACAGATATTCTTGTCCTTATTTATTTTCCTTTCGAGAGGAGTTTTTTCAGTTTTGTTTTCCATAATTTTTCTGGTGGCGGATTAGTTCCTTTAATCATTTTTACTACATTCCATTTACAAGTTCTGCATATCTTCTCTTGAGATGTTACTCGCCTGATTGGAAGCCAATAGTAGTCATAGGATCTTCGCATTATGTAGAAAGACTTTTTCCTGCATATCTTACATTTTTCAATGAAGCCGAGCATATAATTAGAAGGCCATCATTCCCTTACCTTTCATAGTTTCTAATGTGAGCTGTTCGACTGTTTTTTCAGGTTTGGTAATAAGGAAAGGAGTTGTAATAGCTGTAGAAGCAATTCCGACAGCATTTCTAACCTCATTCTTAATCACCAATGCACTGTCAACAATACCAGCATCAAACATATTTACGATTTTTCCAGTAATAAGGTCATAACCCATTTCATCTCCGATATTTCTGTATTCTACTGTGATACTAGAGTTTTCGCAAAGTTGCCTAAAAGGATACAGGATTGACTCTTTAAGTATCTTACCTCCTATAGTATCCGGGAGTTTCTGTGCAACGTTATATAGAGCCAAACCTCCTCCTGCTACGATTCCATATTGTAGAGCTGATTGGCTCGAACCAATGGCATCGTCATATTTCAAGCGGTGATATGAAAGATCAGTCTCGCTTAATCCTCCAATCTCAAGAATTGCAGTCTTCGGAGTGAGCCAACATAGGCGCATTTTTGATTCTACGTCATCTTTAGTTTTGAGATCGGCGATATGATCTGCAATATCTTTAATGCCTACGAGTATTGTAGTTTCAGTGTCCACCTCAATTGTTCCACATGTTCCGAGTGCTGAAATAGGAAGATTCTTAAATGTAATTCCACTTGCATCTTCCACAATCGTGGCACCTGTGCATTTTGCAAAGTCCTCGAAAACAGAATTCTTATACACTACTGGAGCTTTTATAATGCAGATATTGATCGCTTTTGACTTGTGAGCGTCAATCAGAATAGAAGCAAGACCAGAGTCCATATCATCGGTAAATATAACAAGATCCTTTTTATTTTGGGCTTCAAGAGTCGCTAAAAGCGGATTAATATCAGAAATCGTGCTCAATTTCCTTTTAGTAACAAGAATCATTGGGTTATGATAAACGGCCTTTCGTTCCTTGCGATTTTCCTTGATTGCTTCCTCGTCATGCACCATATGTTCGGAAAGCAGGCCCGTATTTTTGAACTTG